GGGCACTCTCTCCTTATACCTCAGCGTTGCCAGGGAACCGGGCCTATGAGCAGTTCCTTTTGGATTTCGCCGCCATCGTGCAGATCATCCGCAAGTACTCTACGATGTTCACGACAAAGGGCGGGGAGGCGCAAGTATCGGCACTATCCACTCAGTTCAACCACGAGCAGCACGGGCATCACCAGCAACAGGTAGGGGACGGCATCATTGCGACGGAAGGCAACGATTTCAAGGTGATCGATGCCGGCAGCGGCAAGATCGTTGGTCCCGGGGATTCCCGTTACTTCCTGCTCCAGGTCTGCGCCTCCACGGGTGTACCGGAAAACATGATAACCGGTAACCTCCAGACGGGCAACCGGGCATCCGCGCAGGAGATGACCGCGAACTTCCTGCCGATCATCGAAGAGCGCCAAACGATGTGGACCGAGACCTTCGAGGAAGTATTCACGTTCATCCTCAATAACCGGGATTTCACCGTATCGTTCCCTCCGATCCGTGCGCAGGACGCTCTTACGTACCTGCAGACCCTCACGCAGGCCGCCACGCTTGGGCAGGCTGGTAAGTTTGCCGGCACCATCCGGCCGGAGGACTTTATTCGGGCAGCATACGAAGCGATGGATATCAAGGTGCCTGACGATATGACGATCGATGAGATGGTACAGGCAATCATGGACGCAATCGCCACAAACCCGGCTGATACGGCAGCACTGGATAACCTCACGCAGGCAACCAATGAGATGAACGCCGCCGTCGCTGAAATGATGAAAGATAAAAAAGCCGCGCCGGTATGACCCCCCTGCAAGAAGCCACCGATCGTCTCAACCGGGCAGCCATAGGCCTGCTCAAGCGCCGGGAAATCGACCGAATCGCTGCAAAACACCGGCCTAAAATATCCGCTTTTTTCCGCAGGCAGCGGGATATCACGCTGGAGAAGTTCAAAGGCTACGATTTCTTGTTCACCGAATCTTACCGGGCCCTGCGTGAGGTCGCAAACCCAAACGAGTTCCTGACCACACACGATATGGATCGGCTCTGGTCTGAAGTGGATTCAGAAACATTCGATGACTTACAGCGCGTGATCGCGGGCGTGGAAAGTGATGGCGTGCAGGCCGGGGGAAACCAGCTTAGCAAGATGCTATCAATCGATCCCTCCAAGAAGCCGGGCACCACATTTAATCTCGCAAATCCCCGGGCGGTCGCATGGTTTCAGAAGACCGGGGGGAGCACCCAGTATATCAGTGGAATCCAGGCAACAACCGGCGAAAGTATCAAGCGCCTGATGACCACCGCGATTGATGAGGGATGGTCGTACGGTCAATCAGCGAAAGAGATCCGGAAATTGTTCGACGGACCTATAAGCAGAGACCGGGCGCAAAGGATCGCGGTGTTTGAAAGCGGGCAGGCGTATGAAGCGGGGAACAATGCGTTTGCCAAATCCCTTGAAGATGATGGCGTAACGATGGAAGAGCACTGGATGACCTCGCACGATGAGAAGGTCAGGCCGGAACATGCCGCGAATGAGGCCGAGGGGTGGGTTGAGATGGGGCATACCTTTTCATCCGGGGATACCGAACCGCCCACTGATCCGGGATGCCGATGCTATATGGTGTACCAAGCGGCATCACAACGAGGATAAACCATCTTTTTTACCCCGGTGGTATACTTCCGTCCTTGCTTATATACTTTTTACTCCCCAATCTACGTAATGGCAACCACAACGCCATTTTGTACTGTTTTCGGGGGTGTCAACTATCCCTGATCAACCGACGCTCATCTCCGGCGACGTTATGCGGTTCCGCGAATCGGCCGAATCCGGTGCCCGTCCGGGTCTGATCGATGTTCACATCATCCGGCCCGGGTGGGGATCCAGCGGCTATTACGGTGAGGCCCAACTCCGGAAAGCCTGCGAAATGGGAGTATACCCGAAAGGTATGCTCATGCACATGGACCATCCGACCCGCAAGCAGGAAGCCGATAACCCGGCCCGATCCACTGAGACCCTCGCTGCTGTGCTTGCAGAAGCAGGCCACTACGAGACGGATGGCTGGGACGGCCCCGGGGTGTATTCCACCGCAGACATCCGGCCCCACCGCCGCGAGGATCTTAAATGGCTCTCCGGCAAGATCGGCGTTTCCCACTACGTTGACGGCATCGCGGAGGATGGCGTTGCCCCGGACGGCAAGAAGGGGCGGATTATCACGGAACTCCGGGCCAGCCCGTTCAATTCCGTGGATTTCGTCACTATCCCGGGTGCCGGGGGGCATTCTCGCAGTATCGCGGAAGTGCTCAAGGAATCGCAGTCGAACAACCAGAGGAAGAAAATGACAGAATCCAAACAGCTCTCAATCAGGCTTACGGAGATCCTTGCAAGCGATCCCGAAGTCGTAGCGGAGATCAGAAAACAGGAGCGCGAAGCCCTGAAGATCGACGCACTGAACGAAGATCAGAAGAACAAGATGAAAGAATCAGCTACCCGCATCACGACCCTGGAAACCCAGCTCAAGGAAGCCCGGGCCAAGATCGCTGAAGGCGCGGCCCGCACATTCGTAGCGGCCGAAGTCGCAAAGGCGAAGCTCACCGAGACCGCATCGAAGACCCTGACCGAATCGCTGGTAAAGGCGGTTCCGCTTGCAGAGGACGGCAGCATTGATACCGTGAAGTTCGGCGTCACCGTCACTGAAGCGATCAAGGACAAGAAAGCCGAGATCGACGCGATCCTGAAAGAGTCAGGACGGTCCGGTATCCACGACAATGGCGGATCGTTTGCGGCAGGCACTGAAGCGGAAGTCAAGAAAGCCCGCGAGGATCTCCGCGATTCATACGAGGCCAACGGGAAGACCCGCGAAGAGGCCAACCGGCTTGCCGGTATAAAGGAGGCATAAAATCATGCTGAACGAAACACACGATCCGGACAACCTCCGGCTGATATGCACGTATCCGACAACCCCGGCAGCGGGAGGCGTCGTGATCTACGGCGACCTTTGCGGCATTGCAGAGGGTGATGAGGACCCCACCACGGGGGAAACTGTCGTAAAGCTCGGCCCCTGGGTCGGGGATCTTGAAGTCACCGATATCAATACTGGCGGCATCGCAAAAGGTGATCCGCTGTTTGCATCGAAGGCAACGCCTGTTGTCCTGTCGAACCTCTCAACCGGGGTATTCTTCGGATGGGCGAACGAGGCCATCACGACCGGTGCAACCGCGACGATCGAAGTAATCAAGGATGCATATGCCGGCGGCGTTGTCGGTGCCGGGTCAATCGGCGCAACACAGCTTGCAGCGCAGGCAGTGACTGAGGCTAAGGTGCAGGTCGGGGCGGCATCAGCCGGTCTTTCCGGGCTGGTTACTAAATTTGTTGCCGACAAGAACGTGATCGGCGGGATCCCCGTCATTCATCGGATCAACATCGCAGCCGGGGCAACCGGGAACACCGATGTAACCCTGACGCACAAGACGCACGTAATGGATGCATGGCTTGTCCTGAAGGGTGCCGGCGTCTCGACTACCACGCTCCAAGTAAAGAATGGTACCAACGCGATCACCGATGCAATGGCAGCCAGCGGATCCGATCAGGCAGTTGTCCGGGCCGCATCCATCGATGACGCATACAATGAGATCGCCGCCGGGGGTACCCTGCGTGTCACCAGTGCCACCGGTGCAACCCAGCCGGACGCCGTTGTGTATGTGCTCGGGTTCAGGGTGGCGTGATTATCATGATTTCTGAAACAAAATTCAACGAAGTTTTCGGCAAGGGTCAGGCAATGACCAAAGAGTACCTGAATTCTCCTGCCGGAATGCAGCGCCGGGCAAAAGTCTGGGAACTCATCAGGTCCGTGGAAGGCCCGGTATCGCTTGACCGCATGGCAGAAGCAATCGGCACGTCCGATTTCTCATACCTGCTCACCGCTGACATGAATGCCCAGCTCCTGGATTCTCATGCTCGGTATCCGGTATCATATCCGATGTGGACCAAGCAGGTTGCTGTCAACGACTTCAAGCAGGTTCCGCTGGTCGCCTTTGAGCGGCCCGTGAGGATGCTCCAGAAGACTGCCGAACATGAAGGACGCCCGAAGACCTCCGTAAGTGAGGGTCAGTATACGATCCAGCTTGACAGCTATTCCGACACGATGGAGATCACCCGGCAGGCGATCATCAACGACGCCCTTGGCGCATTCAACCAGATCCCGACCGGATTTGCAGAAGGCGCCGCAATGCGTGCTGAGTATCTCGCTACCGGTATCATCGCTGACGCCAACGGGCCTCACGCGTCAATGTTCGACGAATCAAGCACGTACAAGAACCTGATCACATCAGAACTCTCGTATGATGCGGTAATCTCGCTCTGGAAGAAAATGGCAGCACAGACCGATGCAGCCGGTCTTCCGGTCATGATCCGGCCCAAATGCCTGATCGTTCCCCCGCAGCTTGAGCCTAAGGCAAACGAGATTGTCACGGCTATGAGCGTGGACCGGTACGATCTTACCTCAGAAGTGGGATACAAGATCACCGGGAAAAACCAGCTTGCACAGCTCACCATTGCAGTTGACCAGGCAATCACTCAGATCTCGACCAGCAACACATACGCTGCAAAGCAGTGGTATCTCTGCGCTGATCCGAACATGGGTCGCCCGGCAGTTGCATTCGGTGTGTACCGTGCAGCCCCGACCCCACGCCTGCTCAAGAAGACCCCGGATACCGAGATCATCGGCGGCGGCATGGATCAGTTCTCGTTCGGCAACCGGACCATTGAGTACGGCTGTGAATGGGACATTGCAGCGGCCCGGCTTGACTACCGCTATATTGGCGCATCGAAGCCAACATCCTAAACCCTTTTTCGGGAGGGTTTAGAAGATGACCAATCACAAATCAACACCGTTTGCAGATTATGAGGAGTTCGCCGCATACATCGCAACGATCCCGACTACGACTACGATCCAAGTAGTTTACAGCGAGAAAAAGGGCTGGGTAGTGGTGGAGTAATCACAGCATGGCGTACTGTACGTATCAGGAAGTACAACTCGAAGCCGGTACTGCCTGCGGTACTGCCACGACAGCCGATATCACCGCTCTTATCGCCCGTTCCGATGAGATGATCGCCGATATCCTCACGCAAAAAGGATTGACGGCCCCGACATCATCCACCCAGCTTAAAACCGCCAGCATTGCGTTCACGATTGCGAAGATCAAACGCCGTCAGGCCCACGAACTGAGCCGGACTAACTCATCCTCGCTTCCGGGTCTTTCCTATGGCGTCAGTGTCGACACCGAGATTGCATCTCTTGAAGCAAGCGCGATGAAAGCCATCGATCTCTACGTTGCCTATGCTGGTGGATCCGGCGTGGCAATCGTAAGGAACCATCGCATGATCCGGGGGTACTGAATGGTCTTTCCAGCAGTGTTCTTGATCCACAGTGCAACGCTGAATGGCAAGCGCCAAAACTTTATTCTCGGATATGACGCCGGTACTGCCGTGTTTCACGCTGGCGCAACCCTCACGGGTGCAACCAGCCACGCAACAGCGGTTATTGTGAGCACAGGCAGTATGGCATCTGGTAGTTTATGGCTGCATACCATCACCGGTACTTTCGTCAACGATGAGCCGATCAGCGACAACGGCACGGTCCCGGGGGCGGCGGTTGTTAACGGGGTTATCGCCGAAGCGTTTGATGTCGACGGACAACTCGTTTACACGACACTCTCATCAACGGTAAAATGCCGGTTTAACTCCCCGCAGGAATCAATGCGGAGCAACAACCGCG